CGAGTCACTTGCGATAACGAACGAACCGCTATTTGACGGTGATTTCGAAGGGTGGAAGTATGGCCCGGTATGCCGTGAACTACGTGGATCGTTTACTGAAGACGGAATTCTTGATGCTGACACTGACATATCTGATGAATGCAAATACATTGCAAACAGCATCATTCATCAGTATGGTGATTTGGAGGCATGGAAACTGAGCAAACTGTCGCACAAGGAGATTTCGTGGCTAAATGCGCGCAGGGGGCTTGCTGCGAATGAAATAGGGCGAGAAAAGCTGAGTCTTGAGGATATCCGCAAGGACGCTGAAAAAGTGCGGCCTTATGATACGGTGTGGGACATGTATTACGATGAGTTTGAGGATGCCACTGAGGCGGACTTAGAGGAGCTGGCGGAGGTTTTGCAATGATCGGTAAAATCTGTTCCGCGATAACGCCGTATTATGACAGGGCTACGCAGAAAAATGCGTTCAAAAAACGCCCTGTTCTTGTGATTGGCGGCCCGAGAAATAACGATTACACGGTCATTCCTATTTCAACCATAAAAATACAGCAGAACATCGATCCTGATTATGATATTCCGGTGGATCCATTGATTTATCCGAAACTGAATCTGACACAGAAGTCATACATCAGAACCCACAAGCAGCTTACAATTCACGCTGGTTCATTGACAAAGGCGTTTGGTGATATGGCGACCGATTATACCGAACTGTATTACGATGCAATAGGAAAGATGGAAGAGTACAACAATGCGCTTGTGGAAACGGCTCTGGATGCAATAAAATAAGCGTCACACGGAGGTGAAATTATGTTAAGCGTGTATACGGCTGCGAATTTCTTCATAGACGTGGCGAATAGCCGCGAAGATGACGCGATGACCAACCTGAAATTGAACAAACTGCTGTATTTTGCTCAGGGGTGTCATTTAGCGAGAACAGGTAAATCGCTGTTTGACGAGCAAATCGAGGCGTGGCAGTTAGGGCCGGTTGCGCCAGTGATTTACCAGAAATACAAGGTGTGTGGTCGTGATCCGATTCCATTTGTGGATGAGGGGTATGATCCGTCTAAGTTGAGCGCAGACGAGCTTGAGACGTTAACGGATGTGATGCGTGAGTACGGTTGTTATACAGGCAATCATCTTGTGAACCTGACCCATCGCCCTGACACGCCGTGGCATCAGTTTTACGATGCCGAAGAACGCGCATATGGTTACAACAGCACCATTCCGCGCGATGCCATGAAGGAGTATTTCACTATGAACCCTGTGCCGCGCTTCGAGGCGAAGGGTGAAGTGGTAGAAAAACTGCCGAATGATTGGTATGATCCTGCCGAGGATGAGGAGTGGGAGGATTACCAGTAATGGGCGATGTTAGCTACAGAAAGTGGGATATCTTGCTGGCGGATGTTCCGTTTGAAGACATTGAAGAAACCAAGTTGCGGCCTGTACTCGTGCTGGGTGGCGAAGCACATTTATTGGATTGTCTGAAGATGACCAGCCAACAACCGAGATCAGGAGAGTATGTGTTGAAAAACTGGTCAGCGGCTGGATTGCACAAGCCCACCACGGTAAGACTAAGCAAACGGCTTGCTTTAGATAAGTGCAGGGTGCGAAAGAAGATTGGAGCGCTGCATCCGGTTGACATCATCGAGATACAGAACATGCTGAAGTGATTCAAAGTAAGGTGAGTGGTTCACATGTTGCGATGGTTGCGTTGGATACTGATTGGCGCTGCACTGAGCGCGGTGTGGGTATTCTTCAGCGAAATGGCATACACCGATCTGCCCGTGGCTACATATGAGCAGATTGTCTCAGGAGAATACAAAGGGCAGACGGTGAAGGTTCGTGCAAAACCGTATGTCACGTCGTGGGCCGTTCAGATGAACAACGGCAATTACCAGACTGATATTCTGGAGGATGCTCTTGCATGGGGCATTTACAGCAATGACTTCAATAAGGCTTCAAAAGCATGCCAAGAAGTTTTGAACGAAATTGGCAGCAGACGAAATAATCAGGTCATGGTACTTGAAGTGGAGCTGAGAAGGAACGGATCATATGAGATCAAGTCTATCAGCATGCCGGATGAGTTTGCGATCACCGAGCATCAGGAGCGCGTAATTACCTGGGGCGGTGTAATCATAATTGCATCGGTAATATTTTTGATTCTGATCATACCGTGTCTGCCAGTAGGATATAAAAAACAGCCTCCGCAGCCAATTCGTACCCGGATTATCGGGAACTATACGGAAACGAGGCATCCGGGCGCGACGGCGAGAGCGGTTGTAGGTGGCCTGATAGGCGGCTGGGGCGGCGCAGCCATTGGAGCTGGAACGACAAGGCCAAAATATACCCACTTGACAAGGTTCGTGGTCTGGTATGACAATGGGAAGCAAAAGGTCGAAACTGTATCCGAAGGCAATCGTTTGTACAAAAAGTACATTGAGCTTCTGGATGCCGAGTAATGAAGATTCGTGCATCGAAGAGTAACGGTTCAACATCTTTCAACGCGGGATTACCCGTACCAAGCGCATTATTGCGATGTAACAAGGCTTTAGGCATATTGCCATAGAGCTGCATTGCAATGGTGCGCTTTTTTGTATTGATTTGACAAGTGAAGGAGGATGATTACAACGGATAAGAACAATATTGTCATGTCTATGGCAAATCAAATGGCAACTGGTAATCTGATGGAGAGGATTGCCAGAGTTATTGAGATGAAGCCGGACAGTGTTACGGCGTATGAGGACATGTACAATGTGTGCAGCAGCGAATTGAAAAAGGACGAAGAGCGCAAGAAGAGTGCGATTGGCTGGCTGGTGTGGCTGGCCGAAAGGTGCAACGAGGCCGTTATCCGCCTGTTCATGCGCGATCTTTCGCTGGCGCAGCGATTTACTGCGGTGCACAAGAAAGCTCTTCGGGCGGCGGCGCCGGATCATTTTGACAGTTACATTCAGTACATCGAATGGGAGCGCGAACCCGAGAAGAAGTTCTATGCGCCGCGCAGAAAGGTGCTGAAAACGGTTGTTGATGCACTGCAGGACTTGGCTGATGATAAATTGGATTTGCTGGCGATCAGTCTCCCACCGGGCGCGGGCAAGCGATTGAGTGATGACACGCCTATTATGACGAAAAATGGCTGGAAAAATCACGGCGATTTGGTTGTTGGTGATTATGTTGTAGGTCTTGATGGCGCATTCAAGCGCGTGGAGCATGTTTTTCCGAAAGGCCTTGTGAATTACGAGGTAGAGTTCACCAACGGCGAGATAATTAAGTGCCACGGAAAACATGAGTGGGTGGTATGGAATCGTCATAGGCAGAAGATGGAAACATTGGAAACTGAGGACATGCTGCGACAGGGAATTGATAGTGGGGAGCCGAATAAACGCAGCCACAGATACTACTTCATGTTACCCGCGTGTGAACCCATGGTTGGGCAGATAAGAGAGTTGCCTGTAGATCCGTATGTTTTCGGAGCTTGGCTCGGTGATGGAACTACTGGTGCGCCATGCCTTACTATCTGTAACAATGATGTGCGCATTGCATATGAAGTAGCGCGCAGAGGATACGGCGTGAGACACGTGTTTGAACAGGTAGGGTGCAAACGATATGTCTTCAATAATCTACGCGAGGATTTGCAGAAAGTGGGCCTGTGCAAGGGGCACAAAGCACGAGAGAAGTACATACCCGAGGAGTATATTACCGCATCTATCCCGCAACGATTGGATTTGATTGCAGGAATGATCGACACGGACGGGACCCTGGATAGAGCGAGACGCTATACATTTTCGACCACGAATACTGAAATTTATAACGGGTTTTGTGAATTGATATCGTCGATGGGCTGGCGTTTTACTACCTGCATTGACGAACCTCGTGTATCTTCCAGTGGAATTGCCGGCAGGAAAGATGTGTATAAGGTTATGTTTTGTCCTACGCTGAAGATTCCGTGCAGGGTTCCGCGTAAGAAGATGAACGTCCGCGCCTTGGAACGCCGCATTGCGATCAAGGCTATCCGTCCCATCGCGCCCGTGCAGGGAAATTGCATTCAGGTCGAAGGCGGCATTTACCGCGCGGGAAAGACCATGCTGCCCACGCACAACAGCACTCTCGCCATTTTTTATCTCACATGGCTTGCAGGCCGGATTCCGGACAAACCGATGCTTACCGGCAGTCACAGTAACGCATTTGTGCGCGGCGTGTACGACGAGTGTTTGCGCATACTGGATAAGAACGGCGAATATCTGTGGCATGATGTGTTTCCGTATGTAAGTGTCAGCAATACAAACGCGAAGGATTGCCGCATCGATCTAGGCGAGCGCAAACGCTTTGAAACGCTGGAATTCACCTCTATCGGCACGGGCAACGCCGGTCTGTACCGCGCGGCTACGCTACTGTATTGTGATGACCTTGTCAGCGGCATTGAAGTAGCATTGTCAAAGGAACGACTGGATAAACTGTGGGAAACGTATACAACCGACCTCAGACAGCGAAAGATCGGCGATAAATGCAAGGAACTGCACATTGCTACCCGTTGGTCAGTGCATGATGTTATAGGTCGCTTGGAGCGCGAATACAGCAACAATCCTCGTGCAAAGTTCATTGTAATTCCTGCTGTTGACGAAAATGATGAAAGCAATTTCGATTATGCGTATGGAGTGGGTTTTACCACGAAGTTTTTCCGGGAACAGCGGGATATCATGGATCCGGTGAGCTGGAAAGCCCTGTATATGAATCAGCCTGTGGAGCGCGAGGGTCTGGTATACGATGCTGATGAACTGCGCCGGTTCTTTGATTTGCCGGAG